TAGAGTATGAGCACCGTCAACCTTTACATGGAGATTGCCCACTACATGGACATATCCGTTGCGCTCCATTATAACATAGTTATCACCAACAATAAAGTTGACTTGTGTACCATTATGATCTATTTCAGTATAGGTGCCTTTGGTATGATATAAATGCACGCGCTCTTTACCTGGAGTGTCATCAAACTCCATAACATGACCAGATTCACTTTGCCATACGTTATTGAAAGGATACTGTGCGTTATAAGGAACTGGAGATTGATTCCATGATCCCTTTCCGTTTGCTTTCATTACCCCAAGATGGCGTGTTGCTTCCTTCATTGGAACAATAGTTTTTGCAATGTCCTCGTGTCTTGCTAATCTGTTTGTATCGGGTTCTTTTAAATGAGACTTGAGAGGATATTTGTTGTTAGGGTCTTTGAACCCAACTCGCCTATTCGTAAATTCAAACAGTTCTTCATAGAACCCAAACTGTGCAGCCCAATTAAGAGCAATTTGTTGGTTCTGTGCATCTTGTGCTGGAGTAGTATTTGATTGTATACTTTTTGCTTGTTTGTCTACATTAGCAGGCGTGTTGGTTTGATTTGTTCCTGCAAAATTAGTGTTTACAGGTGTTTCTCCTGTAACTGCTTTATAACCTTCTTGATAGTATTTTGCTGCTGTTACTCCGTTTGCATCTGACTTAATAACACCATTATAATACTGTTTTGATCCCCCTGGACCAAGAAGGTGAGCAGTAGCAACATAACCACCCTTTTCTGCATCGTTCATTGAGTCTAGTGGTATGCCAATACGTTTCATTGTCTTGTAGTTGGCATCTACTTGGTCGCTCATTACTTGTTCTTGAACGCCAGGATTGTTTAGGAAATCTTCCTTACTAGTAACTCCATTCTTTCCAGTCCAATTAGAAGGATTATCTAATCCTCTGTTAGTAGTGCCTGGTTTTACATAGCCACGATCAATAAGAGCCATTGCACCAAATTGGTATTTACCAATATAGTTAAGTTGATTGACTGCTTTGTAATTATTAGTAGACTCTAGTACACCTAGCCTTGCAATAACTTTTTTCTTCCAATCAGGATCAGAAGGAGGAGGTTCTGTGGCTGGTGGTTCTGTTGTTTCTGGTTCTGGCTCTTCAACAGTACCTTCATTTGGGTCAGTTGTAGAAGGATTACTAGGATTAGGTTGCGTTGGTGATGGAGCGGTAGATGAACTTCCACCATCAGTAATATTGAAGTTTTCAATAAATCCTATGTTGTCTGGGATACCACCAAGAGTTCCTGTTACATAAGGATGTTGCTGATCTGGGTCAATATACTGTACTGTTACCCAAGTTCCTTCCATGACACCAACAGGAGCATGACCTATACCACTAATGGCTGCGCTAGTTGTTGGTTGTATCTTATACGCCCATGGTAAATCTTCTGTCTTTAGGATAGTCTTATCCCAGGTATGCATCCCGAGAATACGAACACGAACACGACCTAATTTCAAAGGATCCATGCGGTCTTCGACGACACCAATATATAACTGCGGATTAGGAATGTTGTTCATTGACATATTGTAACAGTCTGTAAAATATTATTGATTTTAGTTGACACTATTCTGATATTATTGTTATAATACCGTGTAGCCTGATAATAAATCATACATTAGGTGTTGCGTTAATACTGTGTATCAATGATTCCTTAGTTAATTCAATATTACAGAAATGTGTCTCTCTTGTAATTGAATGATTTAAGGATGATATGATCCATCTTCCAGTAAGCATTTCATCAATGTCATAACTTTTTTCTGATGCTTCTCTGTTCTTGTATACAGTAAGATATATAGTCCTTCCTACAGTATAGTTTAGTCTACCAAATACCTTTATAGTTACAGTATGAGAAGATTGTTGTTGAAGAATAGATTGTCTTCTTACTGTATGTGTTATAGGTAAAACAGGGCTATCTTTAAAGGGAAATCTATGTATAACATTTAAGGTTAGTGCTGCTTCTGGTCTAAACTGTATTTCTTTATCAGAAAAAGGTAGATACGGATTTAGCCTTCTATAACCAGAAAGATCATCAACTGTAATCATATTTCTAAAATTGATCCTCTTTGTAAGCACGTCAGCATGGTATATACTAGCACCGTAGTATCCGTTCTGGACTCTGTCTAGATAATCAAGATATACGGGAACACTCCAATCTAAAACAGTTGAATAATCTTCTGCTAGATTGGGAGGCTCGTCTCCATCACGCGCCTTACTATGTTTAAACCAAAACCATACTTCTGGACTAGCATATAACGACTCTAGAGAAGCAAATATAAACCCTTCGTTGTTTTCAAAAAATACATAGTCTTGAAATCCATTTTTGTTAATAGCTCTGGATGTTAGGTAATATAAACTTTGTGCAGGAGTCCAATAGTTGCTTACAAAAATTTCATTGTTAGAAGTTGGTTCTGAAACTACATCTTTATAAGTGTTTAGGTGATCTTCATCTGTCATCAAAAAGTTGGAAAGAGCACCAATGTTTCCTTCATATTTTCTAGACTGTCTACAGTTTACATCCGTAAACATCTCAATCGAGCAGAAGCATAGTGTCAAAATATTATTCTTAATTGCAACAGGTTCTTGTCCCTCTATTTTATAGATGTGATATACATAGTGCTTCTTGATTTCAGGCATATCCCCAAAACCAGGGGTAACCATGTCAAGTATTAGAATTTCTTCGCCTATAAAAGGGAGCAATTCTTCAATAGCATTTGCATCAGCAAATGTAAGTTTTCCAGTGATAAAAGGAGACATGAGGTCTTCGTAAATCTCAAGATTTAGCATAACCTCCTTTAAGTTAATGCCCTTTCCTTTGTGATTAATCACTGTAGCATTTTGTACAAGAATGTCACCTGCTCTTACTTGCAGATTTTCAAAAGTTTCACTCACATCAATTCCTTAAAGTTGTCAACCACAATGTTCAATACCTGTGGAGATATAATACGAATATTTCTTTTGTTGTCATTGGCTTGTAGCTCTAAATCGTAAGCGTACACTGGAGAAATATCTGGCATAGCTCCAAAGTCAATTTGATAAAGTTTAGGATCTAAAGCAGAATTGTCATCTTTAAAAACAAATTTCTTAATTCTTCTTTTTATCGTCTCGTCATATAATTGCACAGATACCACGGGTCTTGAAGCAACTAAGCTACCTGTATTAGTATCCAAAATTCTCGTAGTCTCTCCTTCTCCGTCGTTAATATCCACGGAGAAGCCGTTCTCATCAACAAGATCAATAATAAGACTTCTTGCCGTTAACCCGTATTCTTCATCAAGGTAATCGGTTGGGTATGTCTTTTCTATGTATGTTTCAAATTGAAATTGGTTTAAAGGTAAGTCGTTGATGTAGTCAAACCTATCATTTAGAAGCATTAACACCCAGTGATAATAAGGAGATCCATAAAACTTTTCAGAAACAACCTCAATGGTTTCTCCTTCTCGCATTGTATAGTAGTCAAAATAAGAAATGTTATCTAAAACTTCTTGCTTAAACCTAACATTTCTTACAATGTCAACCATACCCACAAATTCAGCAGGTTTGCCTCGCTGTGCATCTGATATTTGGTAAAGAGTGGTTGGGAAACTTTTAAAATAAATCATTTTAGAACCCTAATTCAATAGTCTCTTTCGTGTGTTGAATAATCTCTTGGAATTGTAGGCTAATATTAACAGCATTTGGAGCACCCCAAAATAACTCTTTAGCTGCCCAAAGACCGTCTGGTGTATAATTAACTGTCATGCTTTTTAATACGCAGGCTGCGGTTCTGTGTATCCAATAGTTTTCTGGAACATCAGTCCCTCCTTGGTTATCGTCTCCTACATGGAAAACGACTTCAAATTCATCAGGGAAAATCCAAGTATAACGACCTTCTGACTTATACTCTGGATGCATATGAAATTTAAGTTTGTTTATTATGTAATAAAGATTGGCTTGATCTCGTGCATTCTTAGGGTAAAACTTGTAATCCAAACTAAACTGCCTAAATGCCATTCCTTGGAACTGTAGTTCTTTCTTTGGGTTGTACGCTATACCCGTAGCAGCACTTATCGCACCACTTCCTAAAGCATTTTGTGTCCCCAAAGATAATGCGTTTGCAGCATCCAAAACCTCTGAATTGGCAAACGCTTCTTTTATTTTGTTTTGTGTTACTTGTCCGCCTATTCTTAACGCAGCATTTAAAATGGCGGTGTCAGTTTCAGACCAACTAGCTGTATAATTAGTTGATAGCTGATTTGGCATTGGTAACGATATAGCAGTAGAAATGCGTTGAGTGGTACTAGAACCGTTAGAAGTAAGAAAAGGCAACCCCGCGAAAGCGCCTGCCGCAGCACCTTTTGCAGCATCGCCAGCAACTTTACCAGCTGCAGCAGCGATATTTGCTGCAGATCCATTTCCAGATAAAAATTGTCCAAGAACATTAGAACCTTGAGCTGCAACCGAGGGTATTGCGGCTATTAGTGCACCGCCAGCAGCAACTGCGGCTTCAGATCCCTTCCCACCAAGTGTATTTTCCCTTGAGGCTGGACCATATGCTTTTGGTATTCTGGGAGGTACTTTGACGTATCTATAATCTTTGTTATATTTTGAGTTAGTTCGAGCATTAATATAAATCATTACCCAGGAATGAGCATATTTTTCTGCTGCGCCTGCCCCAAACAAATCTGACGGAAAGGTATATAATTCTGTTTCGTATTGATTAACGTCAGTTTGTTTACCTCGCCCGCTAGTATCTGCTGCTGTAGTGTCAACCATATGTCTGCCTTTTACACTAAATAGTAAGAAACTTTATATATTTATACGATATGGCAAAGTATATTCAGGGAAAGTTCAAGCCTAGAAATCCTCATAAGTACAGAGGAGACTTGAACAATATTATTGCCAGATCAAGCTGGGAAATGCGATTCTTGCATTGGTGTGACATGAACAGCAATGTTTTAGAATATGCGTCAGAAGAAGTTGTTATACCATATATATGCGAAACAGATGGTAGGTGGCATCGTTATTTTGTAGATATGTATGTAAAAGTTAGAGAAGCTGATGATAAAGTATCAACCTATTTGGTAGAAATCAAGCCTTTTAAAGAAACTCAGCCACCTAAGTTTTCTGGAAAGCAAACACCACGCTATTTAACGGAAGCAAACACCTTTATAAAGAATCAAAGTAAGTGGAAAGCAGCAAGAAAGTATGCAGAAGATCGTGGTGCAAAATTTATCATAATCACAGAAAAGGAACTTGGAATTGGCAGCAAACGTCAAAAGTGACCTGACTAAAATTTTAGACAGTAGCACAACAGAGCTTAAAGACCTCCAAGGTAAATCCATGGCGTGGTTTCGTAAAGAAGTAAGCGCTTTACGTCGTGTTGGTCGTATGACTTCGGGTGCATTGTTGCGTGGTGACACTGACATGAAATTTCAGACAGTCATGCCTGGAAAGATGTATATGTATTCTTACGATCCAAAATATAAGGATACATTGCCTTATTATGATGCGTTTCCACTTGTTATTCCATTTAGAAGAGAAGCTACAGGATTTTACGGGCTAAAACTACACTATTTGCCTTACCACATAAGAGCGCAGTTACTAACAAAGATGATGCAGTTTGTCACAAACAAAAAGATGAATGAAACAACAAAATTGAAATTTACTTGGGGTATGGTAGGTGCGGCTTCAAGATTCGCCGCAGTTAAACCTTGTGTGAAGCATTACCTGTTTGATCATGTGCAAAGTCAATTCAAACTAATTCTTCCAGACGATTGGGCTACTACCATAATGCTTCCGTGTGAGCAGTTTGTTGGTGCTAGTTCTAATAAAGTTTGGAGAGACTCACTTAAAATCATTGGATCTTAAAAATGTTAGAATACTCGGAATTTAGAGAGTTTGTTAAAGGCAATGGACTTTCTAGACAAAATCGCTATACAGTAGAGTTAGCATTGCCAGTTTCTTTGGTTAATGTTTCTTCAAGTACAACGCAAAGAATTCTTCCTCTTTTATGCAGATCAGTGAGTGTGCCAGGAGTTAATGTTGCAACAGCACCAGTTAGGTATACAGGAGAGGTTATAGAAGCACCTTATGATAGAACTTTTGGTGATGCAAATATAGTCTTTCTAGTAGATCGACAAATGGATCTTAGATATCTTTTTGACAATTGGATTCATATCATACAAGATCCAGGTAAAAGAACTTTTGGGTATTATAATGATTTTATGGCGCCAACGATATCTATCAATATTTTGGATAAAAGAGAAACAACTATCAATTATACTCTTACCTTGTTTGAGGCATTCCCCAAAACTATTGGTGATTTAACAGTGGATCAATCCAATAATGAGATGATGACTTTGCCAGTGACATTTAATTACAGGTATTATCTGACAAAGACTAATCCAAATGCTGTTTCTAGCCCCACAACAACAACACCGTCAACACCTTGGGGATCTGGTACTTTCCCTGAGCTTATTCCTTCTAACCTACAACCTAGTTTTCCAGAAAATCTACCAGCAGTAGATGCTTTAGAAACTGTCAACCTAACCAAAACATTTATACCAGAAATTTAAAATGGACGAACTAGAAGGGAAACCAATAAAGGGTGATGCATGGATAGAAAAAAGGTGGCGTCCTATTATGGCGTTTACCTATGTCGCTATTTGCATCTTTGATTTCATAGCTGGACCAATCATAAACTATATATTTTTTGCTAAGACTGGTGTAGCTTTCAATTCGTGGAAACCGTTAACAATGTCTGATGGTGGTCTTTTTCACATATCCATGGGAACTATTTTAGGTATAGCTGCATGGACTCGTGGTAAAGAAAAAGTAGAACGGTATAGACG